CTGCGTGACCATCGGAGGTGAGCCTTTGTTGTTCGAGGCAGATTTCCGGCCGTGGATGCGGTTTTGCGACGAGTTTGAAATGTGGAACCAGAAGCAGAGCCTTAACGTGAGTTATTTGTTTGCCGACGAGATCCCACACATCAGCACGGCAGAGGATATGCAGGCAATCATCGGCTTTGCGTATCCGTCTGCTACTGTGCCGAAGAGCGGCGGCGGAGATGGAAGCAGGGTATTAGATTACCGGATCGATGCGGATTATATTTACAGTGCATTTTTGCAACAGTACGGCATCGATCTGACAGAAACAGGGATGCACTGGCATAAGTTCCGGGCTTTGCTTAATGGACTTAGCAGTGCGACAAAGTTACATGAGATTATCGGATATCGCTGTTATAACGGTGACGACAAGGAGTATAAGAGATTGCGCGAAATGTGGGCGCTTCCGGTTAAAATGTCGGCGGCGGACGTGCAAACCGTGCAGAATTTTGAAGCGTATTTTGAGTAGGGCATAAGAGCCAGAGACACGATCCAGAGCCACCCGTGACAGGTGGTGAGGATTATGTCAGATGGCAAGCTGCTATTTGAGACAGCGTTAGATACAAAAGGATTTACAACAGGGCTTGATACGGTCAAAAAGACGGCTACGAGTGCTTTTAGCGTGTCCACGAAAGCGGTTACTGCTATAACCGGCGCGATGGCGGCTGGACTGACTGCGGCAACGACACAGTCGGTAAAGGCATATGCTGACTATGAGCAGCTTGTGGGCGGCGTGGAGACCCTGTTCAAGGAATCTGAAAGCACGGTGCTAGAATATGCCAATATAGCATATAAGACAGCGGGGCTTTCCGCTAATGCTTATATGGACACCGTCACGAGCTTTTCGGCGTCGCTTTTACAGAGTCTTGATGGAGATACGGCGGCTGCAGCCACAAAAGCAGATAGAGCAATCACGGATATGGCGGATAATGCCAATAAAATGGGCACAAATATGCGTGATATCCAGAATGCATATCAGGGCTTTGCAAAGCAGAACTACACCATGCTTGACAACCTCAAGCTTGGGTATGGCGGCACCAAGGAAGAGATGGAGCGCCTGATTGCGACAGCCAATGAGATCAATGCACAGCAGGGGATTGCGACCAGCTACAGTATTGATAGTTTTGCTGATATTGTGGATGCGATCCATGTTGTACAGGAAAATCTTGATATAACCGGAACGACCGCAAAGGAAGCGTCCACTACAATCCAGGGCAGTATAGCATCGCTCGGGGCGGCATGGGAAAACTTTCTGACGGGTATGGCAGATCCAGATCAGGACTTCGATACTTTGCTGAACAATCTGATTGATTCGGCGCTGACCGCCGCAGACAATCTTATACCGCGCATTGTAGAGACAACGCCCCGGTTGGTAGATGGTCTGTCCCAGATTGCAACAAATTTATCCGGATATCTGCCGGGGATATTGCAAGAACTGTTACCGTCTATTCTCGATGGGACGCAGGCGCTGCTTGATTCGGTGTCCGCGGCGCTTCCGGATCTGATCGGCATGGCGGTTGATATTGCTCCGCAGATGATTGATTTCGCGGTGCAGCTGATTGGAGCACTTGCGCAGGGGATTATTGATAATCTGCCACAGATATTAAAAGCAATCGGAGAAATATGCAATAGCATTATTGAGGGGTTTGGTAGCTTAGGCACTACTTTGCTGCCGCAAATAATCGATATCGGTGCAGAACTTCTTGAAAATTTAATAAAGGGATTTTCAGAGAAACTACCAGATGCGCTTGCAAAGTTTCTTGATTTTGTACAAGGACTTGGAGATACGTTAACAGAAAGAGCACCAGATATTATAAACTGGGGCTTTGACATGCTTAGTAAGCTTGTGGATGGAATAACTAAAGCATTACCAGTCCTTATACAGAAAATTCCACAGATAATTATTACAATATCTGGAGTCCTAATAAAAAATTTCCCTCTGATAGTACAAAGGGGAGCAGAACTAATTTGGCAGTTAATAACGGGTATTTTATCGAGTATACCAGATTTGATTGCAGCATTACCACAGATATTTGAAGCGGTTTCTACAACATTGTCTGCTTTCGACTGGATAGACATTGGTCAAAAGGTCATCTCTTTCATTACAGATGGAATAGCGCAGGCATGGAAAATAGTAGAGACTTTCTTTTCCGAAGTGGTGCCGGAACTTATTGGAAAAATAGTTGCGTGGTTTGAAGAACTGCCAAGTAGATTAACGGAATGTGGGAATAATGCACTTGCGGTTGTATCCGAAGCAGTGACTAACATAGTTGATAGGGTTGTTCAGTGGGTGTCGGAACTTCCGGAAACGATCATGTATTGGCTCGGGTTTATTCTCACCTCTCTCATCTTGTGGGGGCAGGATCTGATAAACTGGGCGACACCCGCAATACCGGAATTTGCCGAAACGATTGTGACATTTTTTTCTGGACTCCCGGAAACGATCACGGCGTTTTTCGGAAAGATTCTTGCAGATCTTGCGGTATGGGCAAGTAATATGGTTGCGAAAGCGGTTGAGACCGGAACAAATTTTCGTGATTCAATCGTGACATTTTTCAGCCAGTTGCCAGAACGGATAGCGACATTACTCGGAAAAGTGATTGGTCGGATTTTATCGTTCGCCGCCAAAATGCGTGAAAGGGCATCAGATGCAGGAAAGGGGTTCTTTGACAACATTGTAGCAGCTCTGAAAGATCTACCATCAAGGATGAGTGAAATTGGTAAGCATATCGTTGATGGTATCTGGACAGGCATCAGTGGTGGATGGGATTGGTTGACGGGGCAGGTTAAAAACCTGGCAAACAGCTTGTTTCAAGGTGCGAAAGATGCACTTGAAATTCACTCACCGTCGAAAAAGTTTAAGTGGCTCGGTGAGATGTGCGTAGAGGGCATGGATGCACCACTGGCTGATTACAACCCGTATGAGACGCTGAAAGATTCGATGGATGCTGGCGTGATCCGACCGGAGCTGTTTGCCGGAGCAGCCGTTACACAACCGGGGGATGCGGTACGAAATACGGCGGGGGCGTTGACCGGCGGAGCGGCGTCATCAACTGTAAGTGGAGAAACCATCGACTATGAGCAGATGGGCGCAGTGTTCAGGCAGTCCGTAGACGGTATGACGGTTTCGATGGACGGCAGACCGGTAGGAAAGGTTATCGCGCCTTATGTGAATGATGAAATCGGGAAAATTAACGGGAGGAGGACGTGATTGATGGGAAAGTTTGGACTGACAATCGATGGAAAGCACACGACAGAATATGGCCTTAAGATGCTGTCCATGTACAT